ATATAATAGCACCAACAATCGAGAGCATACCTAAAACAAAATACATTGTTTCCATAATTTATTTCTCCTTATAATTTTTATTTCAAAGAACGCCTACTAAAATATATCATCTAACTCGGGTGGACATTTATCAATAATATGATTTTTAACAAATTTTTTCCACCAATTAGTTATCTTTCGAATAATTTTCATAACGACAAATAGAGGTATAATAATTAATTATTTGATCCTTATTAAATTTTAAATCTTTATTTTCTTTATTATTTAATACAACCCACAATTCTTTTACAGCACTATCTACTAATGGAGACTTTTTCTCCTTAATTAAAAATTGCTCTAATTGTTTAATATTATCCAATTTCACTATATAAAGATAATAAAAAAGGCCTGCAAATGCAAGCCTAATTTAAAAAGTTAAACTAAGATTATTTTTTTAGTATTTCATTCTTTACTTCCTCACTACCAACCTTCTTACCGAAAATCTTATCTACTGAAGCAAGTCCTAAGCAACCGAATGCTAATAATGCTACTGCATCAACTAAATATTCTGCTGGAGCAATATCTACTGTAGTAAAGCTATTATGGTACATTGTGATGCAAAGAGTTACACCAGCAATGATTCCAACTAATCTTTTAGATGATGGGCTACCACTTTCATCTTTAAAAATACCTCCTATCCAAGTGAATAGAGTTTTGATTGCGTCTTTCATAATTTATAAATTTGTGTGTTTATAATAAATATATGAATTAAATTATTTCTTCATGATGAACCGGAATCTCTTCATATTGATATGTTGAGTTAGGTTCTTCAAAAATACCTTCATCTTCACTTTGAAGTTCTGGGTATGGGGGGAAATTTTCTTTAATAGTAACTGTATCTGCACAACAATGTCCTGGGGTGCACTTACATTTATTTTGTTCGGATTTCATTGGGGGGGTGCAGGCCACCAATGTTAAAAGAGAGATTAGTAAAATTAATTTTTTCATAATATTGTGTGTTTATAATAAATATTACACAACATTATATAATTTCATCTACCATCATTAATTTTATAGCTTCATCAGCTGTAATATACCAATCACGTCTTGATTTTTTAACATCATCTAATTGTTTTTGAGACACAGATGATTTTAATAATAAGATTGTATCGTATTGTTTCATTATACGATTACATTCATCTAAATCGTCTTTAATAATAGATAATTTATCAAATTGAGGATAATTATTTAAAGCCTCATGATACATGAATGTAGCATACTTACTTGCAAATCGTTTATGGCCTGAGGTGAATATTGGTAAACTCATTGACATAGCATAACCATAACAATAAGTATGGATTGGGGTTATAGAATTTTCAATTACACCTATTAAAGCAAAACCATCATATATTATTCCACCAAAACTATTAATAACTAATTTAATGGGTTTACGTTCGTAATCTTTAGTTACTGATTCTTGCTCGTCATCATATTCATTAGCATCTAGTATAAATTGAATTATTTCCTCAACACTTTCATTATCGATATCATTACTTAGAATAATACTTCTAAATTGATCTTCTCTATCAAAATATCTATTTTTTCTATTTGTCATATGATAACTTTTACTACTGTTTTTCTAGGTACTCCTGGATAATAAGCATCTATCATATTATGATAATGTTCTATAGGTAGAATAGATTCAATTCCTATACCAAAATCTAGTATATCAAACATTGAATAAGATTTTTCTGCTAGTTCAATTCGTTGTTCTAGAGTTAAATCAATTTCTACACTATAACTGGATATTAATTCCATTATCTGTGTTTTTTAGGTGAACATTGGTGTTGGAGTTGGTTTTTACCCTTATTAACTCGTTTGGTTTGTTTATACATTTTCTGCTGTCTACCATTATGATGTTTATAGTTATAGCCTTTTTGAGGAGCTGAGCATGAAGCAAGTATAACTACGATTAAAAAGAAGATTAATTTTTTCATAATATTTCTACCCATTCAGGTTCTTTAATTGTTTCACAAAATAAAAAATGAGAATCTGTTTTTAATACATGATCCGCATCTAAATATTCTTTCCATCCGTGAAGTAATTCTCTAATAAGTTGTCCTTCTTTATTAAAAAAATAACTCACTGGGATATTTCTTAATATTTTATATACTTCTCCGTTATAAAAATAAAGTGGTTTCATGTTATACCCCCGGTTACATTCCTACGTTTCTATTCATCACCCTTCCTTCCCGTATTTCTAATATACATAGTGGGGATTTCATCTCCAAATTTATTTAAGAAAGATTTGTACTAAAAGTATCATTAAACTTAATCCTAAACATATCCATGTTTTTAAATTAATATTTTCATCAAATATAAAATTAGACATAAGTGTAAATACTATAGTCCCAATTGAAAATCCTATTAATCTCCCGGGCCATAATTCTCCATTAAAGGCATGTTGAAAATTTCTTACTGAGGTAGTAAATAAATATGATATAGGAATTCCCCAAAGTAATACAAACCAGAAATGCTGTTTAAGAAAATTATACTTTAGTGGGCCCTGGAGTTGGTAGAATGTAACTACTTGGGCTATTATTCCACTTAAAACCCCTAATATTAAATTATAATTCATACAAAGATAAAATATAATGTAAAATATACTAAAGAGTACATAATAGCAATTAATATTGTGTGGATAATAAACTCAGTAGGCTCATACTTAAGATTAAGAGTCTTATTTGTAGTTCCTTCAGATTTATGGTAAATCATTCTTGAAATACACGTAATAATGATAATTAGATAAATAGAATTAATAAATCCTAAAAATCCTAATGTTCCTTGGATAAATTCAACTGTTGTCATAACCTTTATTTTTTTAATTATACTCTAAAGATAATACCCCTAATTAAAGATTCCAAATTTTTTAGTGGAAATTTTTAAAACTTTTGTATATTAATATATTTATAATAATGGATCTAGAAGAAATTTTTTCTTTATTTAATAACTCACCAGACAGTGATGGGAAATATACTGTTTCTGATGAAGACTTATTTTTTTATATTAGTATGTTTAAAGGTTATATTTTAAGGTTTGATGAACTTAAAAAAGGATTCCTACCAATTATGCATTCATTTAACCCAGAAGCAGCCGAAAAACTTTCTACTGCTACTATTAATCCACTTTGTTATTATAAAGCTTATTCATTTTTAAATAAAATAGATCTAAACAATAAAGATCAATATGAATCTTTTTCTAAAAACATAGATTTAGAATTTATAAAAGCATGTAATAAATCTATAGAATATTTTATTAGTACTGAAGAGTATGAAAAGTGTAATACACTGAACATATTTCTACAAGAAGGAATAAAGATTCTTAAAGTAAACTTGCCAGATATAAATTATTAATTATATTATCATATTATTTACTTAAAAAACAACAACTATGAGAAATCGTGACTTAATCTTTAGTAAGATTGAACGTATTGAAGGTGCTTTAAAATCATTAAAAGTATTCTCAACCCGCCCTGGAATTACAGTAGAAGATATCCACACCATTATTAATGATGCTGAAAATATCCTTTCAGATCTAAAATCTATGATTGAAAGAGAGCCAATGGGGCCTAATGAAATTAACAGAGTTTAATTATTAAAAATAAAAGTTATGAAATTTACAGCAGTAAGAATCCAAAACAATTGGACTGATTTAGAAGAAACCATTAAATCATATATTAGTGAACCACGCCGTTCACAATTACTTGATTTTTATTCCCAATATGCAGAACGTATTATGATGATGCCTGCTTCATATAAAAAAGAATATCACAATGCCTTTCCTGGAGGATATGTTGATCATATTTTACGAGTAGTAGATTGTGCTCTTAAATTAAATGATGTTTGGGTTGAAATGGGAGTAGATACTTCTACATATACTAAAGAAGAATTAGTATTTGCTGCTTTAAATCATGATTTAGGTAAAATGGGTGATGAAGAACATGAATCATATATCCCCCAAACTGATCAATGGCGTAAAGATAAACTTGGTGAAGATTATACTTTTAATACTAAATTAGCATTTGCATCTGTACCTGATAGAGGTTTATATTTACTTCAACAACATGGTATTAAATATTCATTTAATGAAATGATTGCTATTCAAACGCATGATGGATTATATGATGAAGGTAATAAAAAGTATCTAATGGCATGGTCTCCAGAACAACGCCCCCGCACAGCATTACCTTTTATTATTCACCAAGCGGATTTAATGGCATCTCGTATTGAGTTTGAGCGTGAGTGGTTACCTAAATTTAAAAATGATACTCCTAAAAACTTTAAATTAGATACTACTTCTAAATCTACTCCTACAGAATCGAAAACACCTGTTAAAACTAAAGCTTTAGGAAATATTCAAAGTGAAAATTTAAAAAACATGCTTAATAATTTATGATCTCAACCATTACTATATCAATCTTAAGTTGTTTAGTTATCATTTTAGGATATACAACTTATAATCTTTTACTAAAGAATGAAAAAGCAGAAGATATTTTAGTTTCTTATAAGACATATATTGATCAATTTAGATCTCAAATAAAGGAAGCTAGTCAAAAAATTCAAAAGATTGATGAAAAAGGAATTTTTGATAGTGATGATGAAATAGGTTGGTTTTTTAAAGAAATCCAAAAAATTCAAAGTTCTTTAGATAAATTTAAACTAGACTAACTTATTATGACTCCTGTAAAAAAAGGAAAAAATTATTTTACCCAAGATACTGAATTAGCAATATTAGAATATAATAATTGTGAGGATTTTTCTCAACGAAGTCAAATCTATAATAAAAAAATCCATTATGCATTTTTTAAATTAACAGAAAATATTATTCATACATTTAAATTCTATTATACTGAGGTAAATAATCTTGAAGACCTACAACATGAAGTAATTACTTTCCTACTCTCCAAAATCCACTTATATAACCAGGATAAAGGTAAAGCTTATTCTTATTTTGGTACAATTGCTAAAAGATATTTAATTATATCTAATACCAAAAACTATAAGAGAAAAATAGATACTATTTCATTAACAGATATTGGTAATTCATCTAATGAAGGAGATGATTATATTGATTATAGTAAAAAATCTATTCATGATGAACCTCAAGGAGAAATTACTATATTTGATGAAGAGAAAAATATCCTCCCTGAAAAGGATGAATTAGCTAAATTTATGGATTTATATGTAGATTACTGTTCTAAAAACATATATAAATTCTTTCCTAAAGAAACAGATGCTCAAATTGCTGATGCTATATTAGAATTATTTAGGAAAAGAGATCATTTAACTATTTTTAATAAAAAAGCTCTTTACATTTATATTAGAGAAATTATAGATGCTAAAACTCCTAAAATTACTAAAATTGCTTTTCAATTATATGGTTTATTTAAAACTAAGTATGCTTTTTATTTAGAAAATGGGTATTTTGAATCTTAGTTTTTTCTATATTTATAAGAAAAAATATGGCTTCTTTAGATGAAATAA